GGCCGGAGAGCGCGTAGGCGCCTTCGCTCACGGGCATGTCCGGGCCGTGCAGCATGCGCGGGGCGAACCCGGTCAGCGCATAGGTGCTCTCGGCCGCCGGCGTTCCGGTGAAGCGGATAAGGGTCACGGCCCCGCCCGAGAGGGCATAGGTCCCCGATATCGCGGAGAGGCCGCGGCCGTAGGTGAGCGTGACGCCCGAATCCGCGGCGCTGTAAAGGCCCATGCCGTAGAGGCCCATGCCGTAGAGCGAGGCGGGCGTGACGCCGTAGGCGCCCTCAGCGGCGGAGAGGATATAGGCCGTGCCGGAACTGTCGGCGGTCAGTGCGTCGAGCGTGCCACAGACGACGACGCCGAGCGGGGTTGCGGAGAAGGTGGCGTTGGTCTGGACCGCCGAGACCGATTGCTGGCTGACGTGCGTCCAGGCCCAGCGCGACCCGCCGGAATTGAGAATGTTCGCGGCAAGCGACCAGCCCGAGGGTTCCGTATAGGAGGCGATGCTGTTCTGGGTCCCAAGCGCCATCAGCAGGAGATCGTCGGCGTGCGCCGTCGAGACGGTGAAGCTCGGGTTGCCCGAGACGTTGTAGTTTTTCGGCAGGCTCGCGTTCGGGTCCCAGGGCGTCGCCGTGTTGCAGCCCTTGACCGCGAACGCGGCGACGGCGGCGTTGTCGTAAGCCCCGGAATAGGCGACCGTGATCGCCTGGGCGGAGAGCGTGCTTGCGGCGAGCGCCCACCAGACCTCGGTCGTGCAGGAGGTGGCGGTGACCGAGCCGTTGGAGACCGTCGATCGGCGCGCGAAGGAGAGGCTGCCTGCGCTGACGCCCGTCACGCTCGGGGCGGAGCCGGCGGTGACCTCGACCGTCGACACGACGACGACGATGTCGTTGGCGGTCGAGGTGGTGAGCGCTCCGGTCGTGCACGATCCGGAGCCGGTGCTTATGCCGGTGACCGCAGAACCGTCCAGGCTCGGAGAGGCGGCCATGCCCGCCTCAAGTCATGGTATAATAGCGCAGCTTGGCATCAAAGTTTGCGAGCGCTGGCTGATCTACGTCAATTTTCTCGCCGACATGAGCCGTCGCCCGTCTCCGGCGCACACCATTAGGAATCGTCGCGCTCCCGTCAGGTCATCTGAAATAACCCATTCGTCGCATCGAAGCTCACCGTGAATGTGTCGCCGGCGGCGAGGCTGATCGACGAGCCGTAGTCGAACCAGCACACGAGCTCCTTGTTGACGTCGCCCGACTGGTAGACGACGACGTAGCGCAAGGGGCCCATGCCGGCCCCGCTTCCGGTCCAGGTGACGTTGGTCGCGGTGACCTTCTCGGTTCCGGCGGCCGAGGAATCGCTCATCGCCGAGGTTATGCCGCCGACGGCATAGCCGCCGCCGGCCGCGAGCTCGGTCGCGGAGATGTCGCCGTAGAGGTGGTTGGTGGCGGCGGGGGCGGTGTTCGAGAGCATGACGCTATAGGTCGCGGCCCCGGTGTTGAACTTGTGGATGGCGCGGCACACGTCCTGCGTGAACAGGTTGAACTTGTTGTAGGCCGCCATTGCCTCATCCTGAACTTGTCGAAGGACCGCCGGGTTTCACGAATGGGCGGCCGGTTTCCGCCTTGAGGACGAAGTTGCGCTTGGGCCTCGGCGGCGGCGGCTTGGGCTTGGGCTTAGGCGGCGCGGCGGAGCCGGTCTCGGCCTGCCGCTTGCGGATCTCGATCAGGCGCTCGGGCATTTGCTTCGCCTTTAGACGTTGGTGATGACGGCGACGCGGAACGACCCGCCCTCGGGGACGGCGCGGAATTCGGTCTGGTTGGCGGCGAGGCGGGCGGAAGTCACGGTCGCGGTCGGGTTCACCGCGAGGGCGAGCGAGCAGATGGCGTCGGAATGGAGGCGCACGAAGCGGGTCGACGGGTTGAATGGTTGGCTCTGGGTCGAGGTTCCGCCGATAGCGACGGTCTGCGAGGCGATCGGCGGCTCCTGGGGCATTTGCGCCGCGTTGTTGGGGGTCTGGCCCATGATGGCGTATTCGGTGACGTAGAGCGTGGCCAATCACTTGCCCCGTTTTCCGCCTTTCGCCGAGCGGGGCGACATGCCGCCGAGCGAGGCGCGGGTCATCATGCGGGCCATGCCGGCGCGGTTGGCCGGGGGCGCGCCGCCGTAGGAATGATCCTGGACCGGCTTTCCCCGGCCGCGGCCCTTGAGCTTCGATCCCTTCGCCATCTAGTTGCCCTTCCCGAGGATGCGGTTGGCCTTGGCCTTGATCTTGGCCGCCGAGGACGGCGAGAGCTTGCCCTTCTTGACCATTTGCGTGGCGCGCGCCTTGGCGTTGGCGGCGTGAGCCTTGTCGGGCATCGGGTATTTCCGGCTTCCGGGAAGCCCGAAGGTCGAGCTCTTGAGCTTCGAGCGGGCGCGGGCGCGCAGCTCGGCCAATTTACCGTCTCCTGGCGGGGGCGGGCCTCGCCGGCGGGACGGGGGGAATCTCGTCGCGCATGCGGCCCTTGAGGCTTTCGGGCGAGCGCGGGGCGAAGGCCGGGGGCGGCTGCGCCTGGGGGATGTGCTCCTCGGGGTCGTGGGGGGTCCGGTCGTCGAGCTCGACGTCGCCCTCGGGCGGCTCGAGGCTCCACAGGTCGGCGTCCTCGGGGACGACGAAGCTGTTTTCCACCATGCGGCCCTGGCTCGCCTCCTGGAAGACGATCGCCGGCAGGCGGTGCTTCTCGACCCTTCCCGTCCTCGGGTTCGAATAAAAGCAGACGACGACGCTCTTGTCGTAGCCCTGGGTCATTTGGCGCGGCCGGCGCTTTGCGATGGGCTTTGCGGCGGGCTATGCGGCCTCGGCGGCGCTTGCGCTTGCTGCGCTTGCTGCGGCTCGGCCTCGTGTCCGCCCTTGTCCGGGTCCTCGAGGCTCCATTGGTCGGCGTCCTCGGGCGTGACCCATTTCACGGAGGTCATCTTCACGTCGCCGCCGCCCGGCTCAGGCCCGGGAGCTGGCACGGGCGTCTCGAGCGTCACCGGCCAGCCGTTCTTGGCCTCCGCGTAGACGATGGGAGGCAGTTCGTAGACGACGGTCTTGCCGCTCTTCTTGTCCTTGTAGAAGGCGGTGACGGTTTCCTTTTGGGGCGGCTTCGGCTTGAGGCCGACGGCGATTTCGAGCGCCTCGATGCGCTTGAGGAGGTCTTCCGGCTTTAAGGGCGCGGGCGCGGCTTCGTGGGCTTCGGTCATGTTGTCTTCCTCCTCATGGTGAGCCTTGTCGAACCTTCAGGTCAGCGGCAGCTTGGCGACATAGGCCGAGTACTGCACCGATTTCGAGGTCGCGCCGGAGACGGTGAGGTAGGCGTAGACATAGTCGTAGTAGATGCCGTTCATTTCGGTCGCGAACATGAGTTCGCGCCGGCCGGGCTGGGTGGTCGAGCCGGCCCCGGTGGTTTCGCTGCCGGCCGCGCCGTTGGGGATCACGGTGCCGAGGCCCCAGGTCTGTTCGCCCAGCACGACCGGGTTCGCGCCCGAGGCGTTCTGGCTGCCCATGATCGAGAACTTGTAATTGCCGTCGGTCGCGGTGGCGATCGAGGCGATATTGACCACGCAGGCGAAGTCGCCTCTCGAGACGGTCGCGCCGACGATGCCGAGGTCGGTGCGCACGTCGCCGAGGCCGCCGAGATAGAGGATCGAGTTCGAGCCGCCGACCTGGCCGATGCCGCTCGCCACGCGAGCGGCGGCGCCGTCGTCGAGCTGCATCTTGACGTCGAAGCTGTAGGTGCGGGGCATGGGCGATGCTCCTTAATCGAAATGGTTCAGACGGTGATGGTCGCTTTGGTGATGCCGGCGAGGCGGGTGAAGCAGAACAGCGAGGCGTCGACCAGGCCGACGTCCCAATGGACGTGGGTGTTGTAGGTGACGCCGTCCTGCAGGAGGCCGTAGTCGCGGATCTCCATGTTGGAGAGCTGGATGCCGTGGACGCCTTCCTCGCCGAAATCGACGACATAGATCGAGGCGCATTGCGCCGCGCCGCCGGCCGGCGCGGTCTCGATGAACTGCAGCATCGGCGGATGGAGGTCCTTCTCCCAGCCGAACAGCATCTCGACGCCGGCGTAGGAGAGCTTCTCCTGGCCGACCTCGTCCCAGGTCTGGATGACGTAGCCGGCGAGGTTTTGGGTGCGCGCCGCCTGGATGAAATACGGCTTCAGGTCGAACGGGACCAAGAGGTAGCGCTTGGCCTTTTTGGCGGTGTTCTTGAGCGCGATGTCGAGCTGGATGAGCGAGAGGGGCGCGCCGCCCGAGACTCCGTTGGAATTGTCGATGGTTCGTCCGTAGTTGGCGGAGCGGACCTGGAGGCCGTTGAATTCGATCGGGTTGGCGTTGTTGTTGCCGTAGATGAACTTGGTCAGCCAGAGCTGGCCGAGCTCGGCCATGGCGTTCTTCTCCTCGATGGCGCGGCGCCGTTCGCCGCCGCGGTCGACGAGGGCGCGGTCGATCGGGATGTCGTGGTCGACGATATAGGCGGCCTCGGAGAATGGGCTGATCACGCCGGCGCCGGAGGTCGAGCTCCCGTTGATGCCGCGGAACGCCATGTTGCCGGAGAGGGCGGTCTGGCGGAACGAGGTGAACTGCGGCGCGGTCAAGCCGACGAACGGCAGCGCCTTATAGACGTCGGAGGATTCGGCGAACATCTCGATGAGCGGGCGCGAGGCGGCGTCGATGTCGGACGCCTTGATGAATTCGGGATAGGTCATCACCGGGGCGAGGAACGGGGAGGCCATGGCCTATCTCTCTCTCCTTAGTCTTCGAGGACCTCAGTCTTCGAGATCCTCAGTCTTCGAGAACCTCAGACGGCGCGGGCGCGCCATTCGGGGTGTTGCAGCATCCACTGGCGCCTGGTGACGGCGTCGAGCTTGTCCCAGTTGTCGGGCAGGCCGTCGGCGCGGCCCTCGTTCGCTTCGCGGCCGGCGGCGCTATAGGGCGTGACGCCCTGGCGCGACGTCTTGGCGTTGAGGTGCTCGACCCAGCGGATCATGTAGCGGCTCCAAGGCATGCCCTTGATGTTGTCGATGGCGACCTTGCGCTCGTCTTCCTTGAAAGCCTCGGCGCCTGTGGAATCGATGAAGTTGTCGCGGGCGAGCAGGCGCGCCTCGCGGTTCTCGCCCAAGCTTTCGAGCTCGGCCTCGACGCGCTGGTTCCAGTCATTGAAGCTGGCCGCCTCGCCTTGGGCGTAGGCGCCGAGCACGGCCGACCACTCTTCCTGGGTCCAGCCGAGCTTGTGGGCGAGCTCGCGGCCGGCCTTGTAGAGCGGCTTCGAGGTGTCGAGGCTCATGCCCTGGGGCAGGACGAGGTCCTTGGGCAGGTCGGGTTTATAGAGGTCGGGTTGCGCGGGGATCGAGGCCTTGCGGGCGTCCTGGGTCGCCTTGAAGGCCCTGAGCTCCTCGTAGGACTTGGCCCAGTCGGAGGTCTTGAGCTCGCCCTTGGCCGTGTCCCAGAACGATTCGGGGACGCCTTCGGGTCTACTCGGGAGCGCCCCTCCATGCGTCGGGAGGCTCGACGAGGCGGCGGTCGGCGCGGGGCCCCTCCCTGCGTCGGGGGCGTCGCTTCCGCTCGGCGGCGGCGCTGGCGTCGTCGGGGCTGACGTCGGGGACGCGCCGCCTTGAGCCTGTCCCGTAGGGGACGGGCTCGCGGGGGCGGTGGACGGCGCGGACGAGGTCGTCGGGTATGAGGCTTCCGCCATCGGGAATTTCGATCGCCTGGATCAGTTCGGCGCAGAGCAAACGCCGGCCGTGCTCGATCGACAAAGCCCTGATGTCGGCCGATTGGCTGAGGACGGAGATGAGGCGCTTTCCGATCCACTGCCTGAGCGCCTCGCCCTCGCGCAGGCGCCCCAGGTTCTGCATCAGGAGCCGTTCCTCGTCGTCGGGCAGGACCATGTTCGCGCGCCGTTCCCGATTCGCCCCATTCAATGGGGTATTTTAGTGAGGGTCAGAAGCTCCTCGTGCGCAACTGGTATTGCGGCTGGTTGGGCGCGGGGCCGGCGATTTCGGGCGGGACGGGCGGGCCGCCCGGGGCGGCTTCGGCCCCTTGCGGGGGCGCGCCCGGCCGTCCGGCGGCGAGTTGCTGGATCTGCTGCAGCGCCGCCTGCATGTCCTGCGGCGAGCGCATCACCACGAGATCCTCGACCCCCATCTTCTCCCTGATCTTGGCGATGGTCTTGGCGCCGTCGATGGCGAGCTTGGCCTCCTCGGGGAAGGTCGGCATGACGATTCCGAGGTAGCGGGTGGCCTGGGCGACGTCCTGCTGGTCGGCGGCGATCTGGGCGGGGTTCATCGGGCGCATGGTCATGCGCCGCTGCTTGCCGAACTGGTCGGGGACCATGACCGGCTCGATCTCGCCGCCGCGCTCGAGCAGATATTCGAAGCGGGAGAAGATTCCGGCGACGAATTCCTTCCAGAACGGCAGGCCGGGGGTTCCGATGCGCCGCTGCGCCATGGTCATCTCGTCGAGCCACTGGGTGGCGGTCGGGGGGGTGTCGCCGCGCTGCTGCGGCCAATCGAGGAAGAACAGGCGCTTGATGCGCTGCTCGAGGTCCTGGCGGTCGTAGATCGCCGCGTCGGGCGGATTGGCGGTGTAGATATTTTTGATGTCGTTCGCGGTGCCGGGGCGGACGGGATAGGCGAAGCCGGCCTCGATGCCCTGGTCGGCGATATTGGCGAAGGAATCGTCGGGCCAGGCGATCGCCGGCTGCAGGATCTGGTCGAGGTTGCGGATTTTGCCCGAGGCGATCTCGTCGAGGTTGCGGAATTCCGGCAGGCACTGGAGCATGGGGCCGAGCGCCCACGGCCATTCGCAGGCGGGATTGAAGCGGCCGACGATCATCGGGCAGGAGCCCTGGCCGCGGATCATCGCCATCGGCTCGAGGAGCTCGTCCTCGATCATGACGCCGTGCGCCCAGCATTCCTCCTCGCGCCAGTCGTTGGCGCGCCAGAAGCCCCAGGTGACGTTGATGCGGTCGTCGTCGCCCTCGCCCTTCATGGGCTTCGTGTATTTGGCCGGCAAGCTCTGCGCCGGGAAGATGCGCTTAAGGTATCGCCGTCTCACCCAGCGCGAGGCGAAGCGGTCGTCGATATCGCCCTCGGCGTCGACATTGATCTCGAGCTCGCGGATCGGGATGGTCTGGCAGTGGATGGGCTGGCCCGGGCGGCCGCGGTCGACCCACATGGCGATGGTGCCGATGGCGAGGTCGGGATTGGCGGACTTGCCGAATTCCGAATAGAAGTTCGAGGCCTCGATCGCCTCGAAGACGAGGGTGGTGCCTTCCTTGGCGGCCGCCTCGGCGGCGTCCTTGACCGGCTTCGGCGCGCCGAGGGGCGCTTTCCGCACCACCCATTCGCGCGCCTCGGGCATGAAGGTGTTCTGGATGACGGTGGGGAAATCGCCGCAGCATTCGAAGGCGAACGACTGGTTCAATTCGCCCTCGTCCTGCGGCTTCCATTTCGACGGCCTTGTGGTGGAGAGGACCGAGCGCTGGCGCTGCGGGGCGGCGAAGTAATAGGCCTCGCGCATGCCGACGTCGAACGGCATCTTCTGCCGGCGGGCCTCGCGCAGGCGCTCGGAGAACTCGCGTTCCTCGGCCGAGGGCATCAGATGTCGGTTCCCCCGGAGAAGCCGCTGAAGCCCGGCAGTTTCATCAGCGCCTTCAATTGTTGGGACCACACCGGGTCCGGCCTCTGCGATTGCTCTCTGGTTCGTTCTGCGAACAGGCGCTGGATGTCGCCGATCTGCGGATTGGGGGAATAAGGTTCGCCTTGGACAGCCGGCGAGCCTCCACCGGCGACATCCG